GGCGGATTTTGTAGACCCTACCCCGGTGGAGACGGCACCAGAACCAGAACCAGACACGGCAGAACCACAACCAGCACCAGAACCAGAACGAGATATCGGAGACTGGAATAGAGGAGGAACAGATGACGAAGAAGAAGAGGAATTCAGATATGACAAACTCATAAAGGACGAAACAGGGGAGAAGTTCTTATTAGTGGATGGTGATGAGCTGGAGGCGATCCAGTCGGCAGATCCCGAGGACCGAGGGTACCATATCGATGGATTCTATTATGTTAAATCATCAGAGTCTAAAGATGGACCTGGTGATTATAGTTATGATGTTGTCCATAACGACAACCTATATAAAACAATAACTACGCTCGGCGGTTTAGACAAGAAAAAATTTAAAAAATAATATATATATATATGAATATGGAAATCGAGGACAAAGTGTTTAACAAGAAGAAACGGGAACTAACAGACAAACAGAAGGAGGCACTCGCGAAAGGACGCGAGAAGGCAAAACAGAAGAGATTAACTAAGTTAAAAGACGCCGCCGATATTAAAGCGGCGAAGGAACAGAAGGCGGTTATTAAATCTAATGCTAAGAAAACCAGGTCAGAGCAGGCACGCGCCAGGGTCCAGGGAACTCAGCGGAAGAAGAAGGTGGAGTCCTTCCATAACTCTAAATATGATATCTTAGAGAATATGGAATCAGAAGCGGACTTTGACCAGCTCGAGAAGGCATTAAATATAGATGAAGATATTATAGCAGATCGGTCCCGCCTCAAGTCATATCTCGGGGAGATGATTACCCAGAATGGAGGGCAATTGCCCTATTAACGTCGCAGCGCATGTCGACTATAATATCTATTAAATCCTGGTTATATTTATTTATATTTATTAATTTTAGTTTTAGTTGTTCGTTATCATCAATTTTTTTTAGATATAATGCTTTATATCTTTTCATATCCGCCTCGGCACGCTTATAGTCTTTTATTAGTTGTTCCACATCATCATAGTCAAAACTTAGATTACCCATTTTAAATTATATTGTATAATTATCTTCAAGTAAAATTAAAATCAATTTTTTTTATAATTAATACTTATATGAAGGAAGAAGAAACCAACTCAAGAGATTTAACCGTCTACCCAATCAATATAGATGAGGACAAGTTGGGAGAGGATGACTCTATGTATCCGCTGCCCAATAGAGTCCATTTTAATGTACTACTGGGTTCTATCCGGTCAGGGAAGTCTACTCTATTAAACTCATTATACCTCAGTCCGAGGTTTATGGGGGGAGACAAGTATGATGTCCGGATTCTAATATCCAGCACCGCCGCCAACGACGTTCAAATGAAATACATGACTGAAGAGTTCGATTATGTCTTCGAGGATTATACAGAAACACTATTAGAGGAGCTATTAGATATGATATCTAATGATACCCAGGACCGGCACTATCTATTAGTTATAGATGATGCTATGGCGGAGAACGGGATTACCCAAAAGAAGGCGGGGAAACCAGACAAGTTTACTCAACTCATCACGAGGTATCGTCACGTGGGATCTAATGTTCTGGGTACCGAAGGGCGCCTCAGTATAGCAGTTGCTCTCCAGTTCTTTAAGTATCTCACCCCAACTATTAGAAACCAGATACAGGGTCTATTTTTGTGTGGTGCCTTCTCAGAACACGAGATCAAGAAGATCGCTGAGGCATATAGTTTTATGGGAGGCTCTGTTAAAGAGTTCCTTAGACTCTTTGAAGCGAGTAGGAAGGATGACTATGACTTCACATATATTAATGTTCCGCGATTAGAGATGTATAGAAATTTTAATGAGTTATTGTATTCAAAAAAAAATAATTATAATATACATAACAATGCCGAAGAAAGTGAAGACAGAGGAAGAGAAAGCGATTTTGAAAGAGAAGAGGGCGGCAAGTCTCGCGAAGGCGCGCGCCGCCAAAAAGCAAAAGCAGTTAGACCAACTAAAGTCAGTACAAAACCAAAGTGACATTAAGAAGGTTCAGGAAGCAGTCGCCGCCCAGGAGGAGGTAGTAGTTCAGAAACCAGTTGCCTCAACCAGAGTTCAGAAGAGGCAATATAAAATATAATATATAATATATGATAGACATCTGGCAGAGTCTAATATTAATGAACTTATCTATATCTATTAGTCATCTATTCTATGAGTGCTGCTGTTGTATCAGTTGTCCAACCCGTGGGCGACAGGGTCCTCAATAAAGTTGAGTCCCGAGTCAGTCACCTCATCAGCAGTCACCGTCAACCCGAGGTCGATGAGATTATCTTTTAATAATGATGGATCTATAATATAACACTGACCATTTATCCCGGTCGGTTTATGACTGGTGTGTCTGTCCACGACCCCATCTAATACTACCATCTCCCGCTTGAAGTCCTGGTTCTTCACCTTAGACTGGTAGTCCATGTCGCCGGAACTCTCACAGAATCTGGTGTACCCCTTATATAAATTACCGCATAAAACTATCCAGGAACCATTGCCCCGCCGCGCGATCTGACTATAGCACTGCGTGTGCTTATCTATTAGGAGTTGCTCTAAGAACGCGTGGTAGTTCTTTATAGAGTTCTTCTTAGATCTGATTAGGAAGTCTGTCTGAGGTATGGTCGTCCGGTCGAAGTCGAATCCTGTTAGGTCCCGGTTCATTAGTTCTCTATATAATAATACTAAAGCATTAGGATTCCTCTGGGCGTTATAATATGGCGAATACTCTGCCTCAGTATATCTCTTAGTAGCTGACTCAAAGAGGGCGAATCGTCTATTATCGTCGGTTATTCTGATGCCAGTGTTCTCCTCATTTAGAGTCATAATAAAACTGACATAGTTTCGGTCGACTGAGAGGTTCTTGTATTTCTTTTTAATATTAATAGTCTTAGAAGTTATAGCACCCTTTAACTTCTCTATATTCCTGGCGTTGTCCAGTCCCTCTGGTTCATCTATATTAACTAATATCTTGTTCTCGATGGCATCATTAAAACTACCCCAGACCTCCCGCGCGGGGTCCCGTGTTTCAAAGACATAGTCCTCGCTCAGCATCCGCCCGAGCATCAGTATTAGATCCGACTTGCCGATGCCCTTCTTGCCCTTCAGCACGAGCATGACCTCAGACTTCTTAGTTGGATTCTGGAATATATTCGCCAACCAGTTTAATATATAATTATAATTAATAGTCGACTGCGCCTGCCCCCGCTTGTCTGCGAACAGGTTAAATAAATACTTCTTTAAGTTCTGATAGTCTGCCTCATCGTCCTCAGTGATGTCCGGCTCAGTTAGGGAGTCAATCGCCGACTGGAACCCCCGGAAGGTATTAAAGAATTTTGGGGAACACTCATTAACGTCGGGCACGAACTTCTGGTCCTCATAGATCCGCTTGTTCGGATCCATTATCCAGTTCTCTATAAAGAGACTTGGATTCTTCTTCCCGGTGATACAATTAGTCCGGAACTCCCCCGCAGGTCCCCAGTCCACGTACATCTCTTTTAGAGCGCTACTGGATACAAATGTGTTCCCGTCGCCTCGTAGGATTAGGAACCCGTTCTGGAGTTTTATCTTAGCGACGCCCTCAGTGCCCTCGAACTGCTCTCTGAGTTCTAAGTAGGCAACCTTGTTCTCTTCTAACTGAGTCTCCTTATCGAGACTCAGTGCCGTCTGCCCGACGTTCTTAGGGAAGTCTATCATACTTTTAAATATGAACTTTATATTACTCTTCTCTACTTCTTTTAAGTAGTTGTTAAGATTGTCTAATGTCTGCCCGTCCCGCTTCTCCATAAAGAACCCGTCCATCATAGTGCCGCCGACGATCTCCTTATCGTTCTTTAAATACTTGATCGCGAGAGAGAGGATCTTGTTCTCCATATTAAAGATATAGTGACTAAGTACCTTCCCCTTTATATTGTAGGGTTTATAGTCGCACTCCATCTGCTTCGCCTTCTTCTTGAGCGAGTGCTCGACTGCTTTAACCAGTTTAGGATTATTAGTATAGACCCAGTCCTGGAGTAGTTTTATCTCCTGGTCTAATGAACCCTTTATAATGGTTTTCTTAGTAGAGAATAACTTTTTAATATAGTGCTGCTTACCCTCTGCTCTGTCTATAGTATTCCCCTTCTTCTTACACTGGAGCATGTAGTTCATAACCCACTTAGACCGGTTGGATACATAGTCATCGAGCTTCTCACAGGGTAGACCCTCGCGCTCAGCGATCTCGTGTGCCATCGTGTACGCCGCGTTGACCATATCTACATCGCGGTAGTGCTTGAATGCCAGTGCGTTCCGCCAGCGTCTACTCAGCGCGCAGAGACCAGTTTTACAAAAGACCCTGCCCTGATAGGTAGCACCCTTCTGCTCGTAGAGTGGTGTATACTTGCCCGAGTCCTTACATGCCTTCCGGTAGATCTTCCGCATCTGCGCGAGGTCGCCAGCATCTGGTTTCTCGAAGTCGTGGTCCTGGTGGAGGACCTTATCAAGTAGTGCTATATTACATCTTTCGTAGGCAGGTATTATATCACTCATATAGTCATAATCAAATATATTATTTCCCGTGTTTAATAGTTTAGTCATTTTGTTTTATTTTGTTTATAACTATATTTATAAAAACCTTCTCAAATCAATTTTTTTTTATTTTTATTTTAACCGGTGAATCACTATAAAATCGACGATCCCAAATTGGGTATGACTGGTTCAATGAGTTCGGACTGACTACTATTAGAATCTGGATAGTAGGCGGTGAAAGCGGTGAAGATATTTTATGGTGCCAGATTACAAATATTAACCGGGTAGGTATAATGACTATGGTTTTAATAGTTGCCCGGTGAAGATATTCAGCACTTTTTAGAAACTTTCATCCAAAAATAAAATAAATAAATTTTTTTTTAAAATTTTTTTAATATCAATTTTATTCAAATAGTTTCCGATTCGACCCGTCGTTTCTTCACCGCCTCAAGTATACCAGTATAACCCTCTACAGAATAAAATAAAGTGTCTATATATAATGACTAAAACTATAGATATGATTAAAGCGGTATTCGAAGGTTTAACTAACTTAGTTAAAGTATTAAATATTAGATCTAAGTGCTGCTGTGAGAGTAGTTGCTCGCAGGAGCATGCTGAATATGAAGGACCGGAATACGATCCGGTTAAAAAAAGATGGTTAGGTACTCGAGGATTAGATGGCGAGTTAGACTAAAGTAGTTGGAGCTTGCTTCTGGATCATAGACCCAACATCTACTCCACCACCCTCACCTTGTATCTGCCCTTTAACGTCGTCCGCCTTCTTAGTGGCGGCATCGCCTCCAAAGATATTTTCAAAGAGATCCACTAACCCTGTGACTGCCCCGACACCGAGTCCGATTGGACCCATCCAGTCGAGTGCCTGTCCCGCCAGTCCGGACCCTACTTCTGCCATCTCGGGGAGAGCATCACCCACACCACCGGCGACCTTAGAGACTGCTTTATTAGCAATATTACCTACTGCCTTCCCCGCACCTGAGAGTATCTCATTAGCGGAGTTGGCGCCGACCTCGCCTGCCTCGGTGGCATCTGCCGCTCCGGTTTTAACTACCGACTGCCCGAGGGACCTGGTGCCACTAAATACATCCGTGTCCGCAGCGCTGCCTGGTGCCGATGATAGATCAGCGCCGGTTGCCCGTCCTGTACCTTGTAGTGTATCGGTGGCGGATACGTCTTGGGTCGCCGCTGGGTCTGTTGGTCTCGCTGCTGCCTCACGCGCTTGGAGTGCTTCATCCATCTGACCTGCTTGGTCATCTGCTGGACCTGTTGCCGATGGAGTTGGGTTGCCTGGGTCCGCCTCAGCAGTTTCAGTTCCGGTTTTTTGTCTTGCCTTGAGTTGTAAATTGCCTGGGTCATCTCTAAATATATTGTCGGCATCAGCGTTGCCTGTTGTTTGGTCAGGGAAAAATGAACCATCTTCAGTTATAGGGTCGTCTCCTCCTTGTTTGGGTGCGTCATCAGTCGCTGCTCTCTGAGTAGGAGGTTTTGCCTGGGCACCAGTTCCGTCGGATGGGTTGTCGCCCTCACCCTGTCCTGCGCCCTGTTTACCGGCACCCCTGCGTGCCGCTTTGGCGGCGTTCTTGCCTGCCTGTATCTTTCTATAAATCTTTCTCCCCGCTATTACTGAACCTCCGGCGGAGTCTAATACCTCTCCTGCCTGAGCGATGGGCTCAGATATCTTTTTAAAAGCATCCTCGATCATGCCCCGCTTTCTATCTATATTCTGTGACGTCATATCCTCCTCGTGTCCACGTGACTCTGCCATCCGCTGGGAATACTGATTTAGAAGTTCGCTATAACTCATTTATACTATAAACCAGATATAATAAAATAAAAATTGATTTTTATATTTAAAAAAAAATCTACAATATATATTATAATGCCCAGGACTAAACAAGTTAATACCTACCACTTTAGAGTAGATTACTCATCTGATTCCTCAGAAGGCGATGACGAGGTTAAAACCAGATACTTCACGACCATGGACGAGGTCGCCACCCACTTTAATGTCTCGCGAAGCACTCTATATAACTATAAAAGAACTACCCCAACTAATAAAAGAAAGAATATACTAATAAAGAATATAACTAAACTGGAGGACCCCCAACCGGTCTATAAAAAGATTATGGTTCATTTTGATTAAACCACTCCTCTATAACTTCTGAGAGTTCGGATCTGCCCATCTCTATAAACTTTTTAACTAATAACATCGGACCTTCTAACTCCATCTGGTCCGTATAATTATCCATCATGCGCAGGCACCCATACGCCGTTATTAGACCTTTAAATAACATTACCAGTAGCTCGCGCGACTTATCTAATTGTTCCTGTTTTTTATTAAACTGTTCTTGAAACTGCTGTGCCAGTTCTAAGTACCTCTGCTCGGTTAATGGTTCAGGACTATTTATTTGTTCCATATATATTATATGGAAGAATTTATTAACCATTATTTATCAAAGTCGAACACGGCGGATACTAAACCGATGATTAATAATATTAGAAGGATAGAGAGATTATTAGATACTCCTATAACAAGTTGGTCCGTTCCCCTGTTCGACGATGATTTAAATATTATTTGCGAACTAAACTCTAAATATTCATATAACACTGCCATCTGTTCTATCCATGGAATCCTCGTGTGGTTGGATTGGAAATCCGCCGGTACAACACTAATAAATAAATATCGTGAATATATGAATGACTATATAGAAATTAGAAATATTAAAACCTATAATAAAGTAGTCAATTTTGAAAACGACGTGGAGTATCCCGCTCTCCGCACTATGGTCCTAAATAAATCTACCCACTTTCTGGGCGGGAGTCACGCCTTCACTAAGTTCCGAAACTTCCTTATCTTAGCTCTCTATACTCTTATGGCACCAGTTAGACTCGGGAACTTTATAGATATGAAGTATTTAAAGCAGGGCGAGGACCCGGCGATACTCCCCCGGACCTCTAACTATATTATCCGGATGGTTGATGGGGACTATTTATTTGTATTTAATAAATATAGAACCTCACGGACTAACGGGCAGATTATATATAAACCTGAGGAGGTCGTGCTCCAGCGCCTTATTAAAAAGTGGTTCGCGAACTACTCTAAGAACCAGCACTACTTCCTGGTTAATACCAGTGGCGAGAGTATCAGTCACAACAACCTAACCAACTCTTTAAGTAGTATCTCCCAAAAACTATTTAATAAAAATATAACTATAAATACGATCCGCGATAGTTTCATCGCCGACTTTCTAAAGAAAGAGAATACTCTAAAAGAGAGAAAGAGAATATTTAAATTAATTGGGTGTGTCTATAAACCCAGTCAGAACGACTTATATTTAAGAGTCTAATTACTTACCATGCTTTTTCATCGCTGCCTGGTGTGCCTTAGCGAAGGTCATGCCCTGGCGCATCGCCTTCTTCATTAGTCTCATATGTTCTTTAGTGTGGTGCTCGGCGTGTTCGTCGAGCTTCTCCTGTTGGAGTTTAGATATTGGTTTTGCCACTTTCTTATCCTTTCTATTCATTGGTTTATTACCTTTCATATATTTTGAACCGTATGCCATTGTAGTGTATACTATGTGCTATCATATAAAATATAAATATAAAAAAAATTAATTAACCTTTCCATAAAACTCTGCGCGCCCAATAATTAGCGCTGTTCTTATTGTTCTTAGTTAGATTACCAGATTTGTCCTTGATTCCCCCGGACCTCTCTAAGTAGTTCTTCCGTCTGGCGGGGTCCTTATGTTTAGTGAAGTCACTCATAGAACTATCACCAAAATGGATTAGTCTTTTGCCCCCATCTTTTTTAACATATACCATACCCTTCTTTCCTTTCTTATTGCTCTTATATGGTTTATATAATGGTTTAGTCTCCTTGAAGTTCGCCGGCGCTGGTTTCATTTATAATATATATAATTATTTTTTCCTACCTGCCTTTAATTCATTCTTATCTACTTGAGCTGCCTTCCCACCGGTCACAGCGGAGTAGACTCGTGCCATCGCCCATTGTTCTTTACCCATCTTAGCGGAACGGGGCGCACTGGGTGCCTTCTTCCCAGACTTGAGGCGGACTGAGGCGGGGTTCCCTTTCCAGGCACCAACACCTTTATTATATATTTTTTGGATTGCTGAGCGCTTGATGCCGGTGAGTCGGGCGATATCGGCGAGGGAGTTAGATTTGTCGGCGGGTTGTCCGTACTTCTTATTAAACTTTTGTTTATGGGATGTAGTCATTTTAAATTAATATCAGATTTTTTCTGGGAGCGAGTTTTTATACCTTCTGTTTCTACTTCTGCCTTCTTCTCGCACTTCTCGGTGTCTCTTAGATATACGGTCTTTAATGTATCTAATACATGCTCGGCATCATAGCAGGCGATTATCTTACCGATCTCGGAGCAGCAGGTACACAATCCAATCGAGGTCCATTCTTGAGAGTCGCAGAGAACACAATTAAACATCTTTATAATTATAATTAAGATTTTAATTTGAAAGCTGGTAGAAGAATGAATAGTCCCTGTTGGTCCCAGATGTATTAAATACTCTTATTCTCATATAACGCTGGGGCATTTGTTCTATTATTGATATACCTTGAATATAACTCAAAGCACTATCAGCAGATAGTGCTGACTGGAATGCTAATGGAGTGAAGGCGGCGAGACCACCGGGACTATCTGTATTATATATAATATCGGTGCCACCCGCGAAGTCTGAGGCATCACTCCACTCGATATTCCAAGAAGCGGAAGTACTATCAGTCTTACCTATAACTATAATACTCCTATAACTCTCTGTATCTAATATTGGAGTAGTATTATTAGTAGATGCTGAGACTACTGAGTTTTTAACGAGATTTGATGGTTTAGCATTCTTATTATTAATAACTATTTCATTTGAGGATATACATAATTCAAGTGCTTCGACTGCTCCCTCGATCTCCGAGAGGTGTCCATTAGCGGTGGTTTGGAGAGTTGAGGTTGCTTTAGTAGTATCGGAGTTTCCAACTATATCTACCTGGAGATGCCCCGCGGTATCCGTAGTCACTAACCTCGCTACATTACCACTATCACGCCCTATCATAGCAGTACCGGTGCCGGTCGCTGCCAAAGCAGCTTCTCCAGCGAACTGGGTTCCACCACCACCTCCACTCAAAACATCTACTTGGAGGTGTCCTTGAGCGTCTACTAATATATGTTGAGTAGAACCTCCAGCATCAACAGCAGTTTTAACAGCACCACCACCTATAACTAATGAACCATTTGATTCTAATGCCAACTGAACTGGTGTCCCACCATTCACACCCATACATTTCGCTAATTGTGTGCCGTTAGTTTGGTTCGCTATAATTGCTGCTTCATTAGTATTACTAAGAGTAGTTTGATTTGCTATCTGAGATGCCTTCCCCCATACCTCGCCATCAAAAGTTTGGAGCACACCTGTAGCACTAACTAACATTGGTTTATTATCAACCCCACTATTATTACCTAAACAGATTGCTTGCTGAGTTCCATTAGTCTGGTTCGCTGAGGTTGCTATTGCCCCAGTATTTAGTTCTATATCTACATCGAGTTTCCCATTAGCATCCACCGAGAGTGCTTTAACTGAGTTCGATGAATAGTCATAACCATATGATACACTTCCTGACATTTTATAAATAATATATAGATTTTATTTTGAACTCAAAAACTATTTATTAATGGACATAGCATCCCGTTGGCATTAACATTTATTAGTATATCTCCTGTCGTGACTGAACTTGTATTTTCAAAATTGATTTTAATAACCGAATCCGCCGGTACCAAACCATCTAAGACATAATTAAACTGCTGGTAGGTTGAGTTTATTAAGAACTCCCCTAAAGTGTATTCGATGCCTGTTGAGGACATCTCTATAACTTTAACTATACCTGCGGCATCAGATCTGCCGGCGATATTAATATCTCTTAGAACAAGTTGGGCGAGAGACTGGACCCCATATATACACACGTGCGAGACATTACCGCCTGCCTCTATAAAGCTCAGGACCTCGCCACTCCCGCCCTGTTCCTGCCAGGTCATCGTGCCTACATTCTTTAACTGGGTTCCGGTGTCGGTGACTTGAACTCTATTTATTGCTTTAAAATTTAGACCCAGAGATCCGCCCGTGTTCTGGGTGCCGAATACGCTGGTCTGCGCTTGACCATTAAATAAAACACCCGATATTCGGTATTCTTGGGCGCCGGTCCCTGCCCCAGTATTATCATTAGCATTTGGGATTATATGGTCCGTCGGGTTGTTGCCTGGTATAGAGTAGTTGGTTGTTAGACCTATAGTGACTTCTGTGCCTGCTCCGGGGATAGTCTTTTGAACTCCCTGTATATTAACCTTCTGGAAGTCCGTGTGGAGTTCTCTAACTAAATCACTCTCAAAATTATTAGCGACTCGGTTTAGTTCTACGTCCGTGTTCCGCTTTATGGGGGAGTTTATAAAGGAGTATGCGGAGAACATATTATTATTATTTAATGAAGTAGTTATATAACCCTTCCCGGTACCTGAGCTGGTTTTAAAAGTTATTCTAATAAAACTATTTGGGATCTTGAACCTTCTAAAGAACGGAGTATTAGCGTCCAATGTAGTTTCAAAGAATAAATCTTTATTATCATCTTCTCTAATAGAGTTGGTGTGGATTTGAAGTATTCCCGCCTGGGTTTTAATTAAAGCACTAATATTTATAGTGCTGAACTCTGGCAGGTTTATCCAGGTAGATACAAAACCGGTGGTGTCGAGTGTCTCGCTTCTAAATGAACCAGGGATTAGCGTATAGTATTGAACTGGATTATTCTGACTCATATTCTATTATATCATAATATTTTATTTTTTTTATTTATTAATATTTTCTTAGTTAAGATTATAAAAATGTCAGGTCAGATTATTCCCTCAAAGTTCATATCACTTGTGCCCACTAACGGCAACCAGTTTACCGGTACATCCGGTCAGAAGGTTATATTTGAACTCGAACCCTCACTCGGATATGTGAAGGGTCGGGACTCATATTTAGTTTTAAAAGTTTTAAATAATGATACAACAGAGCGCCAGCGGGTAGGTTTTAATAACCTCGCAGGGGTAGATGGGATCATAAATCGCATCGATATTTATAGTTTGAAAACCGGTCAGCACTTAGAGACCCTCCAGAACTATAACCAGTGGTCATCTATAGAGAACCAATACTTCTACGATGACAAAACTAATATCCAATCTCTTAGTGGTGTCGGCAGCGACTGCTTCGCCAACGACGTCACAGATGCCGCCGGGAACGTCCAACCCACCGGTCCACTCGCCAACTCAGTAGTCGACTCAGTATTATCCCCCATCATCGGGAAGAACGGAGCTGCTGATGACCAGGGCAAAGCAGTCTATAACTATAGAACATTTACTACTCCATTAAAAGCAGGAATATTTAGATGGTGGGACGATGAGCGCCTCACCCCAATCCTCCAACTCTTGGGTCTTAGAATCGAAATCACACTCGAATCCGCCGCCAACTGCCTCCTCCACTTAGAGGCAGTCGACAGCGCCGGCACTACTTATGGTTTATTTAACCCACCTAATTTTGACCAGGCAGACGCTACTACTTATGGCGGGGTCCCTATAGATGCTACTGCCAACGGAGACACTACTATTAAATCTACAGTAGTCTTTAATGATGCTGTTAAAGACTGCGGATTTAGTATTGGGAACATTATATCATTAAGACAGGGTGACGGACACCAATACGCTCAGAGAACTATATCCAAAATAGAGGAGCTCACCGGCGGCGACGCTGGGAAGGTTCAGATCACATTCACCGGTGGAACCATCGCGGGCGGTCCACACACTGCCGGGCGGGTCACATTAGTTAATGATACCAGAAGTTATAAAGTCGCCCCCGAGTTTAGAGTATTATCGGTCCAACCACCTATGAATATGGCATCTGGCATCGACTACGAATTCACCAGTTATGACCTCTACTTTGATACACTCTTCGCATCCCAACGGAAGCACCAGATAGATATCCCAACAGTACAGACACGGGCGCTCGCCATCATGACCCAATTTGATGACCCCAACGACGCGGGACGGAAGGACTTTAACGGAGGATTCACAGGGCAGAACCCATCACAGATGAATATGGACTCAGTCCAATACTTTATTAAAGGACGCCTCCAACCTGTTAGAGCATATGACCCCAGAACTAAGAAGGAGAAGATTATAGCAGAACACGAGTTAGTTAAAGCACTAACTACTATTAATAAAGAACCACAGGACCTCGGTCAGAGTGATGCCCGGAACCTAAATAATTATACTAACACTTTTGTTATAGCACGCGAACTCGCTCGGGGCAACTACTTTTATGATCTTAGTGATGCTGAACCCCAGATACGCCTCGGTTTTAGCGCATCACGCACTAATAATTTAACCTGTAATACTTTTGTCTGGTCTAAGAAGATAGTAGTAGCTGACCCACAACAGGGCATTAGAGTTATTTTATAAACACTTAGTATTTGTATTATTTAATTATTATCTGAACTCATATTATAAACATGCCAGTTCAGAGAATCCCATTCAGTATCCCCCCACTCAACGAACAATCCACTACTGCCTCCGCCGGAGGAGTTTTAACAGGTGGTTTTAGATTTAACGGAAACCCTAATGTTAAGTTTAGTATCCCAGCACAACCCAGACTTATAGATACCTCAGAGATGTATTTAACAGGTCAGATCGTTATTATGGACGGAACTACTAACGCCCCACTATCCCTCGCGAATGCTGAGGCGAACTTTAGTGACAATAACGGCGCCAATTTAATAAAGAACTCTAACTTGAATGTCTCCCCATGGGGCGGTGTCGAGAATGTTATAGAGAGAGTTATGGTCCAGACTAAGAAGAGCTCAGTAGAACTTATGACTCATAATAATTATTCTATGTACGTCAACGTTAAGAACGGTTATACTCATAACGACCAGGATTATTTAGTCTCCCCTCTAACAAGATACCTCGCATCCGGTGCCAAAGCAGGTGAGATTAATAGACACGAACTCACCATGCCTAATGCCACATCTGCCGCCGCAGGTGTTATGACTAATTTAGAGAACTTTAACGACCAAAACTTCGGGCACTTCTTTAGTTTTAAAATTGATACATCACTATTAAATAATAGAAAACCTCTCCACCTCGGACAGGACCAACTCGGCGGACTCCTACTCACACTTGAACTCTCCAACCCAGATGGCGCCTTCTTTAGAAGATTTAGAACCCAGGACTACGCCCAGCAGGCAGGCGCTGATGTCACTGGTGCCTTCTATGTTCTCCGGAACCTCAGACTTGAGGGCAGATATATAGTCCCAACCCCACAGGAACTTAGCTCCTACCAGAGCGCAGTAGGATTAAATGATAGAGTCAACCTAATTAATGATGTCAACTCATCAGTCAACTCTAATACATACACACCCAACCTCGGCGCTGTTAAATCCTTCGTGAATCTCTTTTTGGACGACACCCAGACTAATAATATGAATGAGTCCCAATCTAACTTCCGGATCCCACTTGGTCTCGCATCCTACACACAGGACAAGAATAGTATTAGAACACCTGAGGATTTTGTTATTAATGTCCAACCTAATAATACAGAGAGTACAGCGGACAACTCATCACTCGCGGCACCCAATCCACTCCAACTCGCCAACCCAATCGGAGGAGTCGGAGACGCCGAGGTTAGAAATAGATTCCAGCGCGCTGTATTAGATGGTAAACTCGCGGACCACTGCTCTGCCTCATTAGTACTCTCTAATGATGTTATGGTAGAAGACAACGATACTACTGCCGCAACTGCTGATGGGCACGGGAACAATACTAAGTGTGATTTAATGGGAGTCGGACTTGATTATACACACGGCATGGGCAACATGTCTAACTTTAAAAACCAGGATTATACATTAATATTAAAATCATTAGTAAACTCCGGGAACGCCCGTGTCACAAGCGCCAGAAACACTAAGACAGAACTCCAGCAGACTTATGTCCGGAACGCCGCCCAACTCGACACAGGAACTCTTCAAAAATCTCAATAAAAATATTTTATTATATTATTTTATAAATGAGTTTTAGATCTAAATTAAAAGAGCATATGGAGAATCTGCCCGCCCGCGAGGTCCGGCGCATCGTGTCTAAATATAATAAAGAACTGGATATTAGAGGTGTTAGTAGAATGTCTAAAGCGGCGATGATAGACGCCGTCCATGGGAAGAAACCCATGGACAAAACACTAATGGCAAAACTAACTAAAGAAGCTGAGTCAGCACGAGGTGGGAAACCTCTTAGAAAGAGGGCAGCGAAGTCGGATGGCGATGAGAAGGCACCTCCAGGAGGATTCCCTAAAAACAAGTTCCCTCTATCTAAAACATCTGGGGATGTTAAAACAATTAAAAAAATGTTAGAATTAGGTAGCGGAACTTTAGAAGAAAAAGCATCTGATTACGCTAAACGAATATTAGTAAAAGCAGGCATTGGTATTAGAGCGAATAAATACTTTGATTTAAATGATATATCGCCTGAGAGACGAAGAGCATATCTATCAAGTCTTAGAAAAAAATCTTAGATATATATAATGAAAACTAAAACAGAGAAAGTCACTTTAAAAGATGATGACGGAACTAAAGAAACATTTAAAATAAAGAAGGGAGCTCTCAAAAAGCAGTTAAAGGTTCCTGATGAATATAGATTTAGTACTAAAGAACTAAATAGAATTAAAGATGTCGAGAATGGAAGAAGTTTTAACTTTAAAGGAAATACTTTTAAAATGACGGCACTATTAAAGCGACGGGTCACCCTCGCTCTCACTTTGATGCGGGGTTCTAAATAACCTCTCTTTTATATATTAAAATCTACGAGGCACTGGTCTTACCTCCTCCTCCCATTTGACCTACCCCTCGGGAACCGGACCCCCAAAAGTCCCCCGTAGATCTAAACTACTTTTGTCTTATTCTTCTTCTTTTTTACTGGTTTCTTTTTTACTACATTTAAAGCACGATTCACCCGGTCCTCCGCTTTTTTAAATATAGTATTATCTAATTCAAAACCCACGAACTTCCGCTTGAGTCTGCGCGCGGCGACCCCTGTACTGCCAGACCCCATAGTAGGATCTAATATAGTCCAGGTCTCATCACTCCAATATTTAATTAAGAACTCTAAGACATCTAATGGTTTCTCTGTCTGGTGGTTCCGCTTGCCTACAAAGCATTTAGTGCTCTCGACTACTGATGCCGGGTTGGGTGGTTCATAATTAGCGAAGTCTGTATATTCATTTTTATACATAGATATCTCGGTGTGCCCTTCGGTCCGCGCGAGCTTCTCAGCATTAGTAGGTGCTTTATCCTCTATAACTGATAGAGGATTGGGTGGTTCAAAGTGGGCGGTCATCTCACCCTTCCCATGGAAGGCAGAGTATTCTTTATCATAACCCCACACCCCCTTCCCTTCAGAGTCGAACTGAGGTGCGCCGTCTACTTGTTTGGGTTCTACAACACTCGCCGGCAGTTGGGGGTCGAACAGATTAGACTTGCCACCCCACCGCTCTTTGGGAACGGTTGTCGTGGTGTCCCCATATATAGTATCTTTATGTTCTTTAGTCTCCATTTCAACCTCCTCCTCTACTACTGAGAGAGGCAGCTTCGGGTCCCACTTTGGACCCATCTTTATATCTTTATCCCAGTTGTTCTGATTACCCTTCCATGCTTTATTAGAGAAGGTCCGCTCACCATCTTTATATGTTTCCTCATTAATAAAAGTCTTAGCGCTTGCCTCTTCCTGAACTACTGAACCTGGATTAGGTGGATCAAAGCATTTAATATATCCATCAGTACTCATCTTGGCGGACTTGCCCATAGAGCAGTCGGACCCATCTACATTAGTATCTAAGTTATGAGTCTTAGTGTTTATTCTTTTATGGTATCTATCTCTATTATATTGGGGCGCTTGTTCGTAGAAGAAGTATATCATCTCGTGGTTTCGCATGGGTCTATAGCGACTCTGGAGTCCACCGGTCTTGTTCCGCTTCTTCCAGACCAGATCCATTTTATAACCCTTCTCCCAACTCTTTATTAAATTATAACCAAACTTAGTAGAACAGAAGTGGATACAGGCAGTCCTCTTAGACTTCCGAATCCGTTTAAACTCCTTCCAGAATAGCTCCAGGTCTATTTGAGTATCCCACTTACAATTAGTCTCCCCGTAGGGTAGGTCACATATAACTAAGTCTACAGACTTATCAGGCAGTTCCTTCATTAGAGACAAGCAGTCACCGTTCCGCAGATCCACTTCCATTTCTATAATTAATTATAGAGAAAAAAAAACTATATCTAAAGCGCTTTTTTTGTATTTTTAGTTATTATATATTGTTTATTTGATTTTAGTTATTGGCGAGGATCTCCGCGAACCGGTCGAGACCGATGCCGATCTGGTTGGCGGGATCACCGGTCTGGATACAGGTTAAATAATAGTAGCTGCCTGTCGGCGAGTAGTCGTTGCTGTGAGTCTCCCAGTCGAACAGTTCCTTCGAGAGGTTGGGGATCTTGAGGATGTTGCCGTACCGCTCGAGCATCGCCCAGGCGAACCCGGGGAGCCACTTGTCCCCGGCGTGCCTGATGTGAGACGCCGGTTTCTGCTTGGTAATCTTCCAGGCACGCTGCGCCTCCCAGTAGGTCTCGAGCTTCTTTTTGCTGACTGCTCCCTTGGTCTTGGTCGCGAGTGTTTTAATAAACTGGAGGTCGTGCTTGCCCCGGTTCTGCTTGAAAATCCGGTTGCCCATCTGGATGGTGTGGAGGGGTCCGTAGGAGCCCGTGAGCCTGGTTTTGTCCTTGGTCCCCTCGATGGTCGTGCCGTGGATGTGCCTGGGCACGCAGTGGAGGTTGTAGCGGTATCCGTTCTTCTTTCCCTTCGGAACCAACCAGGCGGTCTCGCATTCCCAAAACCCGGCGGTCCTCCCCTGCGGCAGGTTGACGATGTTGGTGTCGATCATGTGGCAGGTATTGTTCCGGTTATGGTCGAGGGTGTATTTATAGATCGAGGGGCGGAGGTCCCCGCTCGGGCGCGGCGGGTATCCAAAGCGGTATCCGGCGTTGGTGACCCAGGTCTTGTTGTAGAACTGGTCCGGCGTCATCAGATTCCTCAGGAGGGTATCCTTCGCGCCGTCCACCAGGAACCCTGCGAGCGGAATGATGAGCTGGCGGAACTCCTTGATCGTCATACACCGCTGGAACAGGTCGAGCTCCTCGGCGGCGATCTCATCAGTCCACTCCTTGGGTGGCGGAGGCAACTGGTTGATATCAGTAAACTCAGTGGGGATCATAATCGTCATCATTTTTGGTGATTGGTCTGCTCTTTTTGTATAGGATTGGTTTGCTTCAATTTTAGTGAGGGTGATACCAGTTTGGGTATACAGTTGTTCTTACGTGCGCCCGCCCCCATAACGGGGGTAGTCGCGGGTTAGATATGGTTATGTTTTTGGGGGGTTTTTGTTTTTGGTTCTGTTTTTGGGTTTTGTTATATATTGGGGTTAAATAATTAGTCGGCGATGATCGACTCGGCGGCGTACAGGCGAGCGGCGTTAGTTGATGACGTCATCAGGTGCTCCTTGAAGGTCTTTGTGTGAGTCTCCTTCTGCCTACCCATGCCCGGGATGGTGTAGGATACCGTGTAGGTGATGTCCGCCTGCGCCTCGATCCACTCGCGGATGATCGCCCGGATGCTCTCCCGGTCCGTCCAGAGCGCGTTGCCTACCACGCCGGTGATCTCGTCCCAGTCCTCCGAGTAGTCGTCCTGGAGCCATCCGATCAGACCCTTAGTAGTCTTCCCCTCTATCTCAGGCATGCCCGCCTGGATCTTGAGGAGTTTGAGGGCGTCTTTAATTTTAGATGCGATGTCGTTCTTGGCGCTGACTTGCTCCTTCTTCATCCGCATCCGGTCTGCTCCGCTGATCTTGAGCTCGCCGTCGCAGATCGAGTCGTGGAGGTATTTGGGGGTCTTTGCCCTGAATTCCTTGCCGCAGTTGCCGCACGTCATCCCCTTGGTGTAGTGTCCAGGGTAGGCAGCGAATGCCTCCTCCTCAGTCTCAAAACCTCTGAGTTGCCACTTCCGCTTGCCCGTGAGTTTGCGCCGTGCCTCAGCGCCTCCCGCCGTGCCGGTTGCCGGAGGGCAGACCGTGACTGCTTCCGGGTCCTCAGTGTACGCCGGCGGCGCCTGTTCCGGTTTATTAAAAAGCGGGATGCTGAGATACACATCGGAGTTGACCGGCGGCATCGGAGGCGGGATCGCCTTCTGCTTGAACTTGAATCCCGCCTTCACCTTGCGGCGGACGACTTTCTTAGTGTTCGTGTTTGTGCTCATTTTGTTAGTGTTGGTTGGTTGTTGGTCTGCTCTTTTACTACTGACAAAATTTAGTTCAATTTTTTTTTGGTTGATACCAGTTTGGGGTGTCTCTTTACGTGCGCCCGCCCACCCCAATCTGGGGTGGGCATCACGCTATATTTATGGGGTGTATATATTATATATTAATCTACTTTTTTTGGGGGTTTTTAGTTATTGTTTTGCTTCTGCTTGGCACCCCACGTCGGGCGGTCCCGCCTGGCGAGCTGGTAGGCACGCATGGATCGGATCAGCGAGTCGCCTACCGCCGCGCCCACCTCTGAGCGCCGGTTGTCCTCGACTGGATGGTTCCCAGGCACGAACCCGTCCAGGCACTCGGGGCAAAATTGTGATGACGCCTCGGTATGCTCAAAGCGCTTACCGCATACACCGCATCCGCCTTCCCGGATCCGCTCGAGCAGTGGTCCCGCGAACCCCTCCTCAAAGATCGCCGTCGCCGATCCGTGATCCGGGTGCTCAAAGCGTGCCTGCTGGAATCCAGTCCGGAGCTGCGGGTCATCCGAGGCGACCATATCCATCGTCGCGCGACTCATATCAGCGAGTCCCCGATCGCCCTGCTTGAGCGCCATCGACTCTGCCTGGTACCGCTGAGAGTTTGAGTTGGACATGTACCGGTGACTGCCGACCTGCGCTGTCTGCGCCTCATCGCGAGCAGTCCGGAAGTCGTAGGCGTCGCAGATCTTACATACCTTACAATGTAGGCGGAGCCAATGATGCGCCCGTTCGGCATCCATCGTGTATAACCTACCGCAGGGTAGATCGTTGATCTCCGTGGACCCGCAGGTCCGCACGCTGTTGCGTCCTCTTTTTTGGTGCTTGGGCATCTGGTTTGGTTGTCTGGTTTGTTGGTCTGCTCTTTTTACTACGGGAACAAAAGTTTCAATTTTATTTTGGGTGATACCAAAGTGGTGTGGTCTACCAGTTTGGGGTCGGGTGCCTGGTGCCGGGTAGATGTAAGCGGTAAGCGGTGTCGGGTGTCGGGTTCCGGTTTTTTAAAAGTAGGGTGCTGAACTGGTTTGGATGCCTGGTAGCGGTCTGCTTCCGGGTTTGCGTGGTCTGCTGTTTTACTACAGGTTAAAAACATTTCAATTTTACGCTGACTGATACCAAAATGGGATGCCTACCCCAAACAGGGGTGGTGCCTACCCTCAAGTAGGCGGTGAAGATATTGGGGCAATCTTTAAAAAAACTGGCGCGCGGGTGTCGGTTTTAAAAAAAATAAAAAAAAAAAATCTGTATTGTATTTTTATAAATATTTTTTGTTATAGGGGG